TGCCGAATGACTGCAGGATTTGATCGCGCAACGACGGCAGCGCTGCCTGGGTCGCCTGTTCTTGCGCCGGTTGAGCTTGCGACGGCGTGATGTCTGGCCCGCCAGCCTGCGCGGCTACGGCGGCGACTCTTGGCGGCGAGAGGAGGCTGGCCATCGCTTATCCAGCCAAGTAGTCAGCCGAAAGCTTTGTGCCGTACACGGCTGAGATTAAATCAAATCGCTCCGCAAGCTCGTTTTGCTTGTCGATATAGAGCTGCTGCTTCAGGTCAGCCGGAAGGTCTGGGTCATTCTTTATCGCTTCCCACTGCGCAGAAATCTCCCTGACGGCGTTGACAAGCGCAGAAGAGCCCGCTGCTGATCTCCCGACTTCGCCATTCACGCGGGCGAGTCTCTCGGCGTTGTCGGCGCTGATTTGCCCCTGAAGCCTCGTCAATTCAGTCTGATTGTTGAAGTACTGCGCGGCCTTCTGCGCGTCATATCCGAAGGATGCCGCATCCCTTTCCATGCTCATGCCATGCTGCGCAAACATTGTGCGCATGTTCATGTCAGACATGAACGCTGTCTTGCGCATGTCAAGATCGCTGGCCTGCTGATTGATAGCCATCTGCGCCTGCGTCTTGTACGGCAATGAAGCCGCATCCAGCGCCGCCCCGATGAGTGCGTTGTTCTGCTGCGTAGCGGCGTTGAACGCAGCCATGTTCGACTGGTTGCCTGCGGCGGCATTGAACTGGTTCGCCGCAGTTTCACGATTGGCATTCCCGGTCAGCACGTCATATTGCGTGCGCTGGTTGGCCATCGCTTGGTCAGCGTAAATCCCTGCATCACGCGAACCGATATTCGTCGCGGCGTCAAGCAGCGCGCCAACGCCTGCGCCAGCGGCAATGCTTGAGCTGGTGAGTCCGCGCCCAGTCATTTGCTCAAGAGCAAGAGCTTTAGCGCGATCGAGAACGGGGGAGCCTTCTTTCAAAAGCTCGCTGATGATGCCTTGCGTGGTCTGTGACGGGTTGACCTGTTGCGGTGTAAATTGAACCGGCGCCGGGGCCTGCATCTGAACAACCGGCGGCGGAGCTTGCGTCGGGGCCATGCTCTTGACCATCGCAGCGACAGAATTCATGTACTGCGTCGGGTCAAACTGCGGCGCCTGTTGCTGCGGAGCCTGCGGAGGAGTCTGCGGCGGCGCGTACGATTGCATGGCGTTCCTGTACGCGTCATTCACAATCGATTGAATGTCTTGCGTGCTAGGAACGTATTTGTTGATGATTCCTGTGCCGACATCCCTGGTCGTCACTGGCGTAGTTGTCGGCGGCGGGCTCACAGGCGCCGGGTTCACAGGCGCCGGGGCAGGCTGCGGCGGGAGTGCTTCCCACCCTTTTGCCGCAATGTACCCGCTGACATCGCCAGACTTGTACCCAAGCGCCCTGTCCAGCTGGTCTGCCGACACCCCATACTGCTTCGCGGCGTCGTACACGCCGGCTGCAGCAGCATCACCAGAAACCTTGCCTGACGAATCGAGCCACCCCCTTGACTTTACGAAGTCAAGCACCTCTTGGTCTGAGTACGCCATTTACTTACCACTCAATCGGTTGGTTGCGTTAGGCCCTTGACGTGCCTTTCTGCGTCCGTCGTTATTGGCGAGAGGATCGCATTGGCTTCACTTTCGGTGATAAGTCCCTTGCCGTCTCTCAGGATACCAATGAAAGACGCCACGTCGGCGCGCTTCAGGTCGATGTATTTTCTGGGCAGCATCAGAAGCACCATGCCGCGAACGGTTGCGTCATTGCTGCCAGCAACTGTCACGGCCTTTGCGCCGAACCTGTCCATGAACGGGCCGACATCGATCCAGTGATACCTTGGGTCCAGGTCTGCATCGCTCCATGACGGCACAGACGACACCGGTCTTGGCAGCTCAGGCGGGTCTATGACGCGATAGCGATATTTCGTCACCATCGCCCCGTTGCCGTCGTCCTCCTCGTACTCCTCGATCGAGGTGTACTGCGAGAACCAATCCTTGTCGCTTGTGAGCTGGTCGTTGGTGATCACCTGGAGGCGACGCCATTGAGGCTCCACCTCGTCCGGCACCGGCACGAATTGCGACGCGATGCCAAAAGCGAATGACAAGAGCGGGTCGCCAATGCATACGTCGACCGCAATGTCATCGACAATGCGCGCGTGTTTCATGCCTGCACCCTCTTCGCAATGAAAAGCATCCCTGGGCCACCATTACCACCTGTCGTTGCTTGTGTATTGTTGCTGCTAATTGCCGCGCCGCCGCCAGCGCCGACCCCTCCGGCCCCGCCGGCAATTGCGATTTCTGTACTGTAGGCCGCCACGACAGAAACGGCACCGCCGCCACCACCGAATGGCCCGCCGCCCCCAGCGGCCACCGTTGTGTTGCCTGTCCAGCTAGAGCTGCCGGAAAGCGCGACCCTCCCGCCGCCACCACCAATGCCGCCATTGCCTGCTCCGGCTGGTGTTGTGCTTCCACTTGGGTTGGCAACAATCAGAGACCCGCCAGCAATCGCTCCTTTGGAGTTGCCAGCCTTGTCCATTGAGGTTTTATTGTCACCAATTATTTGGTTTATGTTGCTGGCATACGAAAACAATGTGGCCAGCAACATGTTATTGCTAAGGCTGGTTGTATCTATCATGTCGCCATTCGGGATTACGGCAATCCCGTGGCCGAAGCTGAACCCGTTCGCAGAGTTGCTTGATGGAAAAGTGCCACCTGGCAACGATATTGCCGCAGCGCCCAGGACGCCGCCGGGTGGCGCGCCTCCGTATGCGTATTTCGCTCCTGAGTTAGTCGTAAACGATGGGGCGCTAATACCGGCGGAAGAAACGATTAGCCGTCCACCGCCAATAGAGACGCTGCCGCCGGAAGATGACGCGACCGTCACTTCAACACTAGAGTAAGCTACTTTCCCGCCCTCCCCGCCGCCACACGTTACGAAAGAGCCAAAACTCGTCGAGCCACCATTGCTGCCGTTGGTCAGGTTGTCCGTACCAATGCCGCCTTGTCCAACAGTGCAACTCACAGAGGCAAACGGCGGCAACCTTACGATTACAATCGCAAGCGCGCCGCCAGCCCCCCCATTGGCTGCAACCGCATGCCCCGAATTGTTCTTCCCGCCTGCAGCACCGCCACCGGCGCCCATCGCGACGACAAGAAACTCTTCCCATCCAGCGCTGACGTTGATGAACGTGCTCGGCCCTGGGTTAGTCAAGTGCGCGACCGGGGCAAAGTCGGTAAACAAGTCACCGATATCAGCGTCATCGCCCTGGAAGATCGCCCGTTTGGGTTGAGCGAAGATACCCCTATTCATGATTGGCTCAAGTCAGATCGGAGCCGAAGGCGGTAACGACGAACGACTCGGATTTCGATGTCGTCGCGCGCAAGCCGTGTCCGTTCGGGAGAACAATACCGTCCATGTCAAGCTGAACGGCGAACGCTGGGACGGTCGAACTCGGAATGACGGCATAAACCTCTACCTCCTTGATCAGTGAGTAGTTCGTCCCATCATGGACGAACAGCCTGACGACGCCCTGTGTCGTCGTGCCGGTCGCCTGCACCAACACACGCTCGATGAGCGTCCCGGCGGCGACAGCGGCCAGCACTGCGCCGACGCTAGATGGCGACGTGAGGCTTGCGTCCGCCGTCGAGATGGTCGCTCGACCAAAGCGAGGCGTTGAGGCGTAAGATGGTGTAGCGGCCATGTCAGTGGACTCCTGCCAGGATCATCAGGTTGTGTGGTAGATGCGGCGTCACGATAACCTTGTCGTTGCCGCTGCTCTTGATATCTGCGCCCTTGAACTCGACCACCCATGGCGCCGTTACGACTGCGTTGCCGGCCCTCCACTTGATCGCGTGTTGCGCATTCGTGATACCGAATCCGTCAAGGGTGGTCGGCTTGCTCTGAATCGCAGACCACGAAATAGCGGCAATGGCCTGCCATGACGCCGAAGTGCCGTCGGTGAACAGCGCCTTCCCGTTGTTGCCGGACTGGCTTGGGAGTGCCTCCGCCCAAGATGCGACCGTTCCGTTCGTGAATAGCGCCTTCCCACCGTGTCCGGCTTGCGGCGGAAGGAACGCGCCGGATGCGCCTAATGCGTCTTGCACGAATTGCGTCGTTGCAACCTTTGCCGAGGCATCCGCCGGGTTGCCAACGGTAGGCGCGGTCGTCGTCTGGTTGAAGGTTGCCGTGCCGTTGAAGATAACGGCGCCGGTGAACGTGTCGCCGGCCCTGTTCGCCTTCGTGGCGTCTACTTGATCGAACCCGTACTCGATGGAGGCGTATTCGCTGCGTATGACGCTGCTGTTGGCCTTGGTCCTAGCGGCTGGGGTGCCTGTTGCGTTGTAGTACGGGTTCGACATCACACCCTCCTGTCGATCCGACGCGGCGAGTAGTCGATGATCGCCGATTCAAGGATGAACGGCGCAGAAAGCTTGCTCTTTGAATAGATGAACGGAGAGATGTTCATCGAATTTCCGATCAACTTGAACGACGGCGGGCTTCTCCATGGCGAATCCCAGACAAAGCTGTCCCAGAACGACATGTCCCAGTACCCGCCGCCGCCGGCCAGTCCGGTCTCGGTGGGTGTCACGTAGTCCGGACCACCGTAGTCGAACTCGTAATTGAACTTGACCTCGGCATACTCTGGAACGCTCATGTCCAGTCGCAGCCTGCGCCATGAACAATGCATCGTCGGGCCGGCCGGGGACGTGAACGCCAACCTGATCCAGGCCTCAATGTCATCGCCGTCGAATGTCGAGCCTCGCTCAAGCTCGTAGACCATGCCATTCGTCGCGCCGAAGAACAGCCTCTCGACGCCGGTCTCATCTTCGCCTGAGAAAGCGCAGGACGCCTCGTGCGCCAGCACGAACGGCATGATTTCCCGAACAGCCTTGTTCTCGATGCTGACGGCCAGACCGGACTTGTCGCTGAAGAAGACCCAGTACTGGTTCTGCGCCTTGTGCGTCAATGATGCGACAGCCTGCCTCGCGGTCGAAGAGATGATCGGCTTGACCTTGCGGCCCTGATCGGACGAGGCAAAGTTGCCGAATTCCTGAACGGCCGATAGCGTCGCGATCGACTTGTTGTCGACCGCAATCGCAGTGCTCGCGTACTGAGTCGTGCCGAGAAGCGCGCCGACCTCCGGCGAAGCGACAGACATCTGCCACGTCGCCGTGCTGTAGCCATACAGCACAGACACCTTGTTCTCGCCATAGACAGCAAGCGCCCCGCTGTCACCGTCACCTGGCATCGACACCAGCCCAGTGATGGTCTGCCCAGTGGCAATCTCCGCAGGCGTGGCTCCGACGCCAGCCCAGCCACTCACGGGGTCGCCGGGTGACGACAGGAACAGATTCCCGAGCACGGCCGCGAACAGCCTGTTCTTGTGCGCAATCACCAGTGACGGTGTCTCGGGGCTGGCCGTCGTGGTGATCTGCGTGTACGTCGTGCCGTCGAACTGGAAAGCTTTGTTCTTCCCGTCGGCCCCGTACAGTTTCTCCGCGTTGAGCGCACCAGTGAAGTTGTGGGTGATGCAGAACACGCGCCCGCCTGGGGCGAGCGTCGCCCCAGTACTGACGGCAGTCCATCCGCTTGCGGAGGACTTGTACATCTTCAGCTCTGTCGCGCCAACATTGTCGCGCCACGCGTACAAGTTCCCCTTGTAATAGTGGATGCCACGCACAGGCCCCTCGCCTGGGACTGCGGTGATGGCGGACCTGCGCATGTTCGCCGCAGCCAACGCACGCTCGATGCCAGTCCTCATGTCGGGGGCGGCACTCGCTGATATCTGCGTCACCGTGCCGACGGGGCTCCCGCCGATGGAGATCGCGTCACCAAGGTTGAACGTGCCGATGACATCGGTGACCAGCAGCGACACGCCGGAGAGACTGGAGACCGCCGTGCAAGTACCTGACGGGCCGGTAATCGAATCCCCGGGATTCACAGGCCCCAGTGGCGTGTAGTCCAATACCCAGTAGTTGGCCAGAGACGGTGCCGGACGGCCGTCGAAGCGCTCGTATCCGCCTATGCGGCGGTACCCGCCATTTACATCAGAGAGGAAGTTCCCGGCGTCAATGCATGTACCAGGCTTGATTGCCAGCGTCGGCGATACAAGGTCGAGCCCGCCCTGAAAGACGATCGCCTTCTGTTTGACTGGCGCATTAGGAGCCGGGTCGAACCTCACAGCGCAGGCCCCTCGAACTCAAGTGACTTGAGATAACGGCGCTCAAGCGTTGACCAATGGTCACGCAGCGCCTCGACCATCTCCGTCTTGCGCTCGCCGGCCACCTCAAGATTGGCGTACGTGATGGCCGCGTAGTACGGAATCACCATGTGCAGGTCGACATCGATTGGCGGTGTGTCGGCGTTCGCCGCCAGCACTTGCGCCGTTCGCCGGTACCAGCCTCGCACGGTGTAGACCCGATCTGGCGTCGGGCCAAGTGCGATGGCACGAGAGTCCATGCGCAGCGCCCACGCGAGCGGCCTGCCGACTTGCGTTGACTGGAAGTCGAACGAATCGATCAGGTTGTCGTACGACCAGTCGTCGAGCCACTGCTCGTCCGAGCGCCCTGTACCAGCATCGTAGGCCGACACCGTGCCGAAATCGATCGACGCAAGGTCTGTCGCGCCCATCTGCAGCGGCGTGTACTCCGACTGGCTCGCGACCGTGTCGAACTGGAACCTGCCGCGCAGGAATTCCCAGTCGCGGTGCGAGTGCTGAATCCTCACCCAGGCACGCGATGTCCACCGCACGGCGTCGGCAAGGACGCCGGTCGTGGTTGCAACATCGCTGATCGCGCCGTTCATTTCGCAGAGGCGCGCAGTCTCCTGGGCAAGTTCCTTGAAGTTCATTGATCAGCCCGGCTGGGAGATGACCTTCTTCAGCCACTCGGCGCCATTGCGGCCGGACGGGTCATAGATCACGGAGAACGGGTAGGTGTGCCGCAGCGATGCCTTCTCAACGAACCCGATGGAGCCATCGGCATTCGTGACACGCTCCTGCCGCACGCTGAGCTGCTTGGCGCGCGCGATGACCTCCAGATGCGTGCGCTTCACGTCGACCTCGACGCCGCACGCAATCGGGACGTACTCGCCATTGACCGTCACCTCTGCGACGCCAATGTCATTGGCGGTGGCCGGCTCCTGCAGCATGACAGTGACCTTTTCCTGCATGAACTGCTCGAAGGCCATCTTGTCATTGTCGATCCGATACTCGACATCCAGCTCGACTTCGGACTTCGGAAGCGGGTTGCTGTTGCCGGTGTCTACCTTCATCTGACCGCCGACAATGTCGCGATCATCTGACTCGACGCGCGAGCCATTGCTGCGTTCGGACTTCGACAGTGTGCTGATCTGGGTCAGCGGCTTGTTGTCTTGGGTGCTCATCAGTTCTCCTTGTGACGCCCGGGGCACGAGGCCCCGGGCTTGGTCGATCACAGCGGATCGGTGAACCCGACCAGGTTGGTGAAGACCGGCGCCGCCATGCCGGACGCGTTATGCGCATCGGTAGCGGGGCGATAGCCGTTGCCGCTGTTGGCGTAACTGTTGTTGCGCACCTTCATGGCGCCAACGATCAGCTTGCCGGCCGGCTGGGCAGGCAGGGGGCACAGGTCACTGGCAGCGACGATCGGCCCCTGGGCGACGGTGTAGTTGCCGCTGGCATCGATGATCACCGCAAAGGCGCAAGCTTGCCCGGGCTGCACAGCAACGAACGAGTTCGGAGCAGCCGGGTTCAGGCCGGAGCCGGCCTCAATCCCGAAGAACGAGGTGACTTGCGCCTTGGTCAGGAACTTGCCGTTGATCGCGTACGACAAGGCCGTTGCGCCGGTGGACAGGTTGATGTTGCCGGACGCGGCGACAAGACCCGCCGAGGTCAGGGCGAGGGTGGCGCCGGAGGCGCCTGCGAGTTGGAGGCTCATGGTTCAATCCTTTAGGTCGGGGTGAATCGCGGCGAGGTCGCGGCAGCCGTGGCCGCGGCATCGCCGAGGTTCGTGGGAGTGGTGTTGTAGCCGGCGCCGACGACAGTGCCGGCGACGAGCAGCGCACGCAGCGCCATATAGGCGCGCCGGATTTCGGTGAGTTCCTGCCGGAGCAGATCAAGCTCACGAGCGAGATCAAGCTTGTTGCGCGTCGATAGACCGGTGAGGCCGTTGACGGTGTTCAAGTAGGGCATGCTTGTGCTCCTGTGAGTGAGGGCGCGCGGGCGCCCTCACGGTTCATCACTCCTGCACCGACGCGGCGCATTCGCCGCGAACGATCCAGTTCTCATTCAGGCGCACAGCGTTCTTCCAGAACGTCGCGCCGACGTAGCCGAACTGGCCCATCGGGTTCGCGTGGTTCTTCTGCTGCGGCGGCAGGTAGACGGGGTCCACCGAGCCGTAGCCCTTCACCGCGACCTGGCCCCAGGCATCCTCAGCTACCACCATGAACGGATAGACATCCGCCGCAGCGTTGCCGCTGGCGCCGTTGGTCAGGTACGTGCCGGTTGCGACAGTGGCGCCAGCCTGCAGCCACGGGCGGAAGTAGGGGCTGGTGATGAACCGGAAGTTCTCCACCGCGCCGACTTCGCGCGCATGCGCCTCGCTGCCGGAGCCGTAGTCGACCTTGGGCGTGAAGCCTGCGATGTTGCGGACATCGGCTTCGAGGTCGGTGTGGATGAAGACGATGTAGCTCGGTTCCACCGACGACTCACCGAAGTTGGGACCGCTCTTCAGGCGCTTCGTGACCTTCATCGCGTGCGCCTTCTCCAGGATGCGCGCGGACTTGCGCAGCATCGTCAAAGAGATGCCGGACGCGACGCTGGAACGGGCTGAGACGCCGCCGGCATAGACAACGTTGGTTCCGCCACGAACGACGCCATAGCAGATCATTTCTTCGATCGTGGCCATGTGCTGGCCAACGACCTTCTGCATGTCCTGCGGGATGTTGTCTTCGTACAGGATCGCCGCCTTCGTGCTCATCTTCATGAGCACGCCCCACTGCTGCAGGGTGACGGACACGTCCTGATAGGACAGCGTCTTGGGCGCCGGGGTCGTGCCCTCGGTCAGCAGGTAGTCGGTTGCGGTGACGACCGGCGCGCCATTGCTGGAAGCGTCAATCGGCACAGGCCGACGGAAGACGACGGTGTCGGCCTTGTTCGTCGGGATTTGCTCCTGACTGCCGAAGTCAGACAGGGTCTTGATTGCCTCGGCATACTTGAGCATGCCGCGGATAGCCAGCACGGTAGTGCGCTGGGGGACGGTGTTGTAGAGTTGCATTTCCTTGGTTCCTGTTTGCTATCGCACGCCTTCGGTTGCGTCGAGGTAGTTCCAAAGTTCCTCTGCCGACATGGAGTCAAGGTCTTTGGACTTGATCGACGAGGACGATTTCCCCGCCGGGATCGTCGCCGCACGTCGAACGGTCGCCTGTCGCTGCGCCTGGCGCGCCTGTTGAGTCACGTTCGATGAAGACGCGGCATCCCGCGCTTCACGGTCGAGGTCGAGGAGACGAATCGCATCGGCCGGGTCTTTGCTGTTGGCAAGCGCCTGGACCTCGCGCGGCTGATTCACTAGCCACTCAGAGAATCCGGGATCGGTAACGCGACGCTTCCACCCGGGATGCGCTGCGCTGACCTCCTGCTCGACAACCAGCTTCTGGAACTCCTCCCGGGACACTCCGGCATTGCCGAGCTGCCCGCGAAGGCTGGCGATCTCCTGCGCCTGGACATCCAGCACCTCCTTCACGGCGGAGCCGAATTCCGGGTAGTCCTCCATCAGGCGCTTGAGCGCCTCAGGTGACTTCGTTGCCTCATTGATCTGCGACCCGCTGGGGGTCTCCGATCCTGCGGCCTGCGTGGTGTTTGCCAGTTGACTCAGCCGCTGCTGCAAGAAGCCCTTGAGGCCGCCAAGCGAACCCTCAAGACGAACCTGGCTTTGAGCCAAGCGCTCGATGGTCTGCTGTTGCGACTTGATGACTTCACGAGCCCGCGGGGGCAGGTCGGCATACGGATCGTCGTTGTTGGACTCTTCGCTTGCCGGCTCGGCTTCTACGCCGGCCTGACCGTTATCCTGCGCCAGCGGTTGAGCGGCATCATCGCTTGGCTTGGCCGGCGCATCTGCGCCAGTCTCCTCGCGATCGATGTCGTTCCAGATTTCCTCAGGGCTGAGTTCAGCCACTGCCTGCTCTTCATTCTCCTGCGTCATGAGGTTTCCTGTTACGGCCTGAAGCCGTCCGAGAACACGCTCACCTCCTCATCACCCGTGATGAACGACGGTGGCGCAACAACACTGCTGCTGGCATTTCGGCTCAGTAGCAGTAGCGAATCGACCTCCGCGACTCGGCCGCGAAGGGTTTCTGTCTGGTCGTGGGGCAGGCCGGGAATGGCGATCTGCTCCAGGTGTTCTGCTCTGCGAGAGCGCAGGATGGCCTCAACCTTCCTCCAGGTCTGCGACAGCAGGTCAGAGCGGTCAAGTGCGTCCATGTAAAAAAAATGCCGCCCGGGCTGCGGGCGGCAAGAACGGCTCTCTGCGGAAAGAGGGCGCAATGCCCCGGAGCGAATCTACAGCATTTGCCGGGCGCGCGCAAGCTAGAGCCTTGAGGTCCACCTGCCGATGTCCAACATGAACCCGACGAGTCCGGACGAACCCCCAACGCCGCTGTGCGAAACATCGCACCGATGGCCGTCAGCGGTGGCGTTGCCTGGGATGCAATTCACTACGCTGTCATTCGTAACCACGTCGGCAAGAAGGCCTGAGGCAGCGGCAGCGCCACTCGCGCAGGAGACAACGATCCCGAGCGACAGGTCGCACAGAATCCCGGAGGCCGTCGCCGCGCCAACCGCGGCCTGCACCGAGAACGTCTCGGCAACGCCTGCCGCGCTTCCAGAGGCCGTCGCGGCGCCGACCCCAGCGTCGACAATGATCGACCCGGCCTCGACCGTTGCAGGCGCGCCGTAGGCGACCGCTGCGCCGACAGACGCATCGACAATTGACCCGCCCTCGATAGAGGCCTGGTGGCCGGCCGCGACTGCAGCGCCGGGGGACGTGTCCACAGCGCTCCCGGACGTGACGGTCGCCTGCACCCCGGCTGCGGTCGCGAGCCCGGGCGACACCTCGAACTCCACGCGCTCAACAACGGTAGCCTGCAAGCCGCTGGCTTGGGCTTGCCCAACAAGGCACTCGACCGATCCGCCGGACGATACTGCAGCGCTAAGGCCGGCGGCTGCAGCAGCGCCAACGCCGCAATCTACTGCAGTCGTGGCGGACACTGTCGCCTGCGCACCAGCGGCAACCGCCGCGCCGATTACAGAGTCGACAACAAGGGTTGTGCGCCACCCCGCCGACTCGACAACATC